TAACAACCTGTTCCAATTGTTCTTCTGCGATGTTTAAAACACTTCTATCAAAACCACCCATTGGACCTCTATTTAAATCACCTCTAACCGGATACAAAGTATCTAATGTTTCTGCTTTAAATTGTGGTCCTGGTTTATCTGGATTTAGTAATGGGTTTTTAATACTGTGAGAAGTATCTAATCCCATTCCAATTTTTTGATTTATAATATCTTGTTTAACATTTAATGGATCTAGTTTTTGACTTATTGTTAATCTTTTAGATTTACTTGGTGCAGCCATTTCAACTAATTCACCAGCATTATTAATATAATGTCTAAAACCTTTATCTCTCATAAGTTTCATTCTTTTACTATCAGAAGATATAGATTGAACTAAACTAGTTGCTGGTTTACTTGTATCAAATTGTTGAGCAGTGATAAAATCTTTCATGGTTGGTTTTTTAAAACCTTCTGCTTTAGCAACGGCCGCTGTTATGTCATCAACTGTGCTCTTTGAATATTCTTTAAAATATTTTTTTCTAAATGCTTCTTGATCCATTACACCTGCATCTTTTGCATAAGATGATATTCCTCCACCAGATGACTCTGGATAAGTAAATCTTAATTCTAAATCTGATACAAACTCTGCTTGTTTTGCTGGGTCTTTAAATACAACATCTACCACTCTGTTGTTTTCTTTTACCAACACTACTTCTTTGTTTTTAAAATTTTTTAATTTTCTAGCTATGTCTGATCGTTCACGACCTGCTATTCTGTTAATTGCCTCTTGATTTAATTTTACTTTGTCAGCTTGACCAGGAAATCTTCCATTCTTTTTTCTAAAATTTTCAACTAATGTATCGTAAGTTTTTTTAATTTCATCTTGTTTGTCAAATAACAATCTTGCATCATCAGCAGACGATGCGCTTTTTCTTTGAGAAATAAATCTTTTAATTGCTTTTCTTTGTTCCCTGTGTGAGTTAGCATAATCAATACCATATTCTTTAGCCACAGCATCTATGTTTGCTTTACCAAAGTCAGCATAATCTTTTGCAATTTTTTTTAATGACGCTCTTTTACCGGCTAAATAAACACCACCTCTGTTTCGTGGAGATAGGTTTGGTATCTGTTCTTGAAACTCTGACAACAATTCATACAAGTGTCCTAACTCATCTAACGTTTCATCTCCTGTTAATCTTACATTAAAATTTTTTTCAAAAACATCTGCGTATTGTTTCATTGTTGGAGATGTTGGAAAGGCTGCATCAAAGTTAGGATTATAACGAAATTTTTTTACCTCATCTTGTCTTTGTAAGAGTCTTTCTAAAGCTTCGCCACCTTTTTGAAATGGCACACGGCCACCTTGTTTCATCTCCACAACATTGTCTTCGTGAAGGTAAAGTATCTCTTCAACAGATTGCATTATTCTCCTAACATTCTAGCAATACCACCGCTAGCAAATTCATCTGGGTCAGCTACGTCTATAGGAAGTTTTGATTTGTTAGCGTCTTTAACTTTTACACCAGCAAACTCATCTAGATTTGTTGTACCTGAACTAATATACTCTTCAAAATCTTTTGAGTAAGATCCACCAGCGTCAGGTTTATAAACCATTTCTCCTTCAAAAAATTCATCACCACCACCGCTTGGATTCATTTCATCAGGCACACCTTTTTTTAAATAATAATCAGCAGGCATACCTTCATCTGTTTCAAATCTTACACCCACACTTCCACTATCTAATTCATATTCTAATTCTAGATCTTGTCTTGTTGGATGTTTATATGTTTGAATTCTATCTGACTCTTTTACAAGTTTAC